TAATTAGTAAAAGTTAAAGAAGAAGGGACTATATATTCATCATCTTCATTAACATAAACAGTATATACTACTCCATTGCTTGTTCGTCTCATTTTTCCTTCACGATGCCAATTACAGCCACCTATTCTACTTTGTTCGCTTAGATGTGGGCTCGCTCCCGCATATATCCACCAGCATTTATTATTAGCAATAACTCTTCCTGGTAGTCTTATTTGGTCAACATCAAAAGGAGTTGCTAATTCAAAGCTAACTGAAACTGGAGTTTCTTCTCCCACTAAATCTATTATCCATATTTGGCGAGGAAACTCAATTGGAGTATATCCAGATCCTGGGTCTCCTGATCCTCCTTTTAAATATTTTGCAAGTGTTCTTCTTCTGTATACTTTTTTACCAATAAGATCATCATATGATAAGCCCCCAAGTGCATCACTAAAATCAGAAGTTACATTTGCAATAGTAAGACCTGGTCTTGGGGCTGGTCCACCTGAATCGAATTCAAATTCTTCTCCTAGAATAGGGATTGCTGTATAAGTATTTGTTTGAGTATTATCATCATAATCATACATTTGTACAGACCCAAGATTTGATTTTAATCCTGATGTAAAGTATGCGCGTGATGTACCGCTTGCATTTAAAGCAATTTCATATAGAGTAACTAATTCTGATCCTGGATCCGTTTTTTGTAGATCTTTTATTGCTATTCGTTCACTCATGCTTCATAAACTCTTCTAAAAGTGCAACTTAAAGTATAATAATCATCATAGTCCCAAGACTGTGACCAATCAGAACAAACACATTTTATAGTTTCTGTATTTGATCCTGCATTACTATCTTCTAAATCAAAACGAAATTTACTTACTCCATTTAAAGATTCAAAAAAAGCTACTAAATCATCAATTTCTGCTTTTGGTCTTGTAGCAAAAGTTACATTTATACTTTGTGCTAATGAATTTATACCATCTGCTAGTCTTTGTTCATATCCGTCGCCAAATTCTGCTAATAATACTCTTGGTGTATTTCCTCTTGTTATTCCTTTATCTGGTTGTACAGGCGCAGAAAATCCTGTTATATTTGAACCATTATTTTGCATTATTCCGTAAGCCATTATCTTCTCTTATTCAACATTCCGTTGGGTCTCATTTGTTTTGCAAGCTCACCTTGTACAGCGATTGCTATTGCATCTCCCATTAATCTTGCTCTTTCTTGATCTGCGATTGTGGACGTTTGTCCTTGCCCAAGTCCTGAGACATTTACAGTAACATTGTTTGTTCCTGCTGCTCCATTTAATTTTACTGGTATACTTCTGTTATCTGGTAGCGGTACTACGGCTTCTGAGTTTTTTCCTTCTCCTACAAGATATGTGGGTTCATCAACTCTTCCTCCTGCTGCATATCCTTTTATGCCACCTTTTGCCATTGGAATTACTCCCCCTTTTGCAAGTCCAAATATAGAACCAAGTCCTCCAAACATACTGCTGAAAAATCCGCCTATATTTCCAAAAAGCCCGCTAAACATACCTTCTATTTTGCTCTTGAACCCCGCAAGAAGTCCTCCATCTCCTCCAACAGTTGCAGTATCTGGAACCCCTGGAACAGGTTTTCCTTCAATTGCAGCTTTAATTGCTTTAGCATGATAATTTGCAGCTTCTATCATTCCATCTTTAATAAGATCTTCTGGTTTTTTCTTGCCAAAAAGGGCATCCATCAACCCACCAGTCATCATATCTGCTAAACTAGTAGCAATGCTGTCCAGAGTAGAAGTTGCTATTTTTGCGATTGCTTCAGTAAAACTACCGTTTTCTCCAGTTATAAAATCTTTTAATGCTGAACTTGTAGCCCCTTCAAATGCATTTTTTGCATTTTGCCCCATCATAAGATATTGATCGTTCTGCATACGAAGAAGTTCTAGTTTTGTATGTTGTACTAAGACTTCTTCTTTTGCAAGATCTAAATTTCTTTTTGCATTATCATACTCGGGAGTTCCTTTTGTTAAACCTTGAAAAGCTTTTTCTGCAGCTAGAGCTTTTTGCGCAGCTTGTATTGTTGATTGTTCTTGTTGATTTATTCCAATTATTGCTGAAAGTCTTTTTCCTTGAGCAGAAGTATCAAAAGAGGCTAATGCACTTTGTGCTTGTAATCTTTTTGTTGCTAATACTGATGCATCTATTGATTTTTGTAATTTTTCATAAAAGTTTGCTTCATCTTCTAATATTTTTATCTTTTTCTCTCTTGCTTTATTTTCCTCTTCAATTTCTATTCCTAAGTTCTTTGTACCATCAATTTGCTGTTGTAAAGAATTAGCGATATCTCTATTATTATTTATAATATTTTGATAATCTGTAGCGAGCAGACTTGAATTTAATCGACTTATTGCATCACTTCTAGCTTTTTCTGCTTGTACTTGTCCATTTATTGCATCAACATATCCTCTATTTTGATTAATTAATGTTTCAACAATAGTTCTTTCCTCTTCGCTTAAATCATTTTTCTTTCTGAGTTCAGTGATATACTTATTTAATCTAGGATCAAGTTTTGCATATGCTGTAAGCATTCCTAATAAAGCTGTTTTGTGTTGATCTGTATATTTTTTAGCTTCTTCTAGTTGTGACATAATAGCATAGTCCTTTACACTAATACCTGTGCCTTTTAGTCCCTCTTCCATACCATAAACACCAACCCGAATTTTAGCTTTTTGATACTCATCAAATAAGTCTTCATATGTCAGACCCAAACCCAATCCTTTTTCTAAACCTTTTGTTTTTTTATAAAGTTCGTCTAAATCTGTAAAAAGATCATCCATATTTATATTTTTTGCAGCATTCCCAAAAAATACTAAAGCTTGAGTGGTATCTTTAAATTTTATTTTTTCTATTCTTTCTGCCATTAATCCAAACTCTAAAGCTAAATCATTATTTCTAGTAATTGAATCTTCCGTTAATTTTTTATACCTTTCTAATTCTTCATTTGACCCTTTTAACCAACTAGTTAATTGTTCTCCTAAAGATATAACAAGAGTTATCATACCTACAAAACCCGCAAAGCGTGCTATTCCTGCCATAACTTGACCAAAAGCATTTGTAGCTCTACTCATTGCAGCCATAGCTCCCTGCCATTTTAATTGTATACTACTAGTAAATCTTTGCCATTCTAATCCTCTCTTTTTGAGAAGAATTTTATTTTTTTGAGCAGAAGTCATACTTATATTATCCATTTGTGTAAATGAATTTTTATACATAAGAACTTTTTTCTTTTCCATACCATAAAACATACTATTCCTATTTTGAATAGTTTTAGTACTATTATCAAGTAATTCTTTATCAACTGCTTTAAATGCTTTTGTTAAGCCTGCTTTTTGTTGACGACTTAATCCACCAACACCACCTGCTTCTAAAGCAGCTATACTTCCAGGTTTTCCTTTAGCAAATTCGCCTGGCATTGCACCTGCTTGTCCTGCTAATGCTTTTGAACTTTTTCCTGCTTTATCTAATTTTCTATTATATCTTTCTAGTGCTCTATCTGCTGCCTGGATTTTTCTTTCAGTTGCTTAAAAACCTGCTTCTTGTATTTTAGTTGCTTCAATACTTTTTTGTTTCATATCTTCATAGCTTGGAACTACGCTTCGAATAATACTTGCAGCAAAAAGTCCCATAGCAGAAGCAGCTGCTAATATATTATCATTTAAAAATCGTGCTACAGGTTCTCCAACTGCTGCGGAAAATATTTTTAATTTATTTACTAATTCATCCAAAGTTACAGCTAACTGATTAAATTGGTTTTCATTATCTCCTACTAACTCATTTAAGGCTCCAAAACGTTCATCAATCTGTTTAGTAATATCTAATGTTACAGCTTGAGTTCTTTGATACGCAGTTAATTTTTCTGCAGATACTCCAATCATTTTTCCATATTCTTCTGTTGCTGTTTTTAATCGAAGAACAATACCTAATTCATCTAATAGTTCTGGTTCTGCTTTTGTTGCACCTCTAATCAGACGATTAAAAGAATCAGGTACATTTCTACCCAATATTTTTGAAACAATGTTTGCACCTTCTGCCAAATCATCTAGTTGATCCCTACTGAGTCCTGCTGCTAATCCAATAGCTGCTGCTTGGGAAGCCTCTTGGAAAGTTATTTGATTTGCAGTAGCTCTTTGTAAGGATTTAGAAAGACTATTCATAGCAATACCAGTTGCCATTGCTGCGCTTTGTTGTCCTTGTAATAATACTCTTAGATCTGCAGCATCTTGTAGAAACCTAAATGCAGCTCCTGCTGCAAATAGAGAAGCTGCTAAGGTTGCATATGCAGGTACTAAACCCCCTGATATGCCTTGTGACATTTTTGAAAAGTTTTTTGTTGTATTTGATGATGCTCTTGCAGCACCTTTTAATTGTCTATCAGCAGAGGCAGCAGATTTACCAGTTTTATCTAGTTGTTTTTCTAATCCTTTTGCTTGCTTTTTTGTTAACTCTAGAGGTTTTCCATCTACATCTAAAGTTATTTTTACGTCGCCTTTTGCCATTATCCTTGTACTGATATACCCGAGGTTTTTCCACCTGCTTTTGCCTTATTCATTTCGGCTTTTCGTTTTCTTTCAATTTCTTTATTTATTTTTTCTGAATTTCTTGCTTCTATGTGTTTAATAAAATAAATAATTATTTTCTTATCTTCAACTTCCCATACATCTAGTAATGTGCCAAGTGGTGAATAGTCTTTTCCCATATAATAACCACTTGATCCATCCCATCTTTCAGGTAGTAAATCGTGCACAAAAAAAGCCACCTGAACCTCAGAAGGAAAATCTTCCATGGTCGGTGGCATTTGGTCAAAATCAGGATCAACCCCTTTTTGCTCGCATATATCTAAATACGCATCTAAAGAGAGTTGTCCTTCTTTATAATATTTATCTAGTAAACCAAGTATTTCTTTTACTTGGTTTTGGTAAAATTTTCCAGATCTCCTGTAACTTCAGTTACCCAAGTATCAAAATCAGTAGCATTTTTCATTAATGTTTCTGCATTTTCGTGAGTAAATTGAAGTTCATCATTTGGATCGAGAGCACTAATATCCACCAATAGAAGCTCTTCTAAGTAAGAATACTTTAAGCCCTTCCATCCTTTGATAACAGCTTTTACATACTCTACTAAAAATTTATCATCATCTAAAGTTTCTTCAAAAGCTCTTGTTTTTCTATTGAATTTTTGAGAAATACAACGATTTCTTAGCTTTAAAAGTTCTTCTCTTGATAAGTAGCAGAGATCTACAGAAAATCCTAACATTCCAGGATAATCTATTGATACTGTTTTGCTTGGAGTTAGTAAACTCGCTAGTGATACTTTTTTGTTTTCTTCTGTCATTATTTTTTTCCTGTAAAAGAGGGAGGGTTGCCCCTCCCTATTAAATTATTCTACGTCTGGACCTACAAAATCAATTGTAAATTCATCTGTTCCATCTATTGAAGATGGTAAGCCATGGAAGTTAGTTTCTAGACTTACAATATCGTCAATTGAATGAGTTGGTACCTCAAGATGAGCTTGATCAACATTTATTACCATTCTAGGTATATTTGAAGCTCCACCAACACCAAAAGCTAAATCAAATGAATTAGTAATTTTTGTTGTTGCTTCTATTAGATCTTCGAATAAATCTGCGCTAGATCCAGTATCCGCATTTAAGTAACAAGTAAAGTTACCTGAAATAGATCTTGTTCCTGTAACATGTCCTAAAGGTTGATTTATAATTCCAAGTGTTTCTGGAGTTAAATAAGTCATATTATTTGAAATAGTAACATTTCCACCTGTTAAAGTAAGGTTATAAACACCATTACTTGAAGCACCTGGGAAAGTTGATGTATCCGCAGCTGTAACAGTAAGATCTGTTAATCTATTTCTAATAAAGTTATTTCTATCTAAAGCATTTGTACCTTCATAAATTGTTGCAGTTGACATTGATGATTCTTCTGTGATAAGTGAAGCAAAACCACTCCAATTAGCTGTAGCAATTCCATCAATATCAAAATCAATTGAAACTTCATTTACAACAGCATTTGCTAGTTTATAAATTGTAGGTGAAGATTTACCAGATCCCATTTCTACTTCTATAGTAAAAGTATTTAAAGCTACTTTATTAGAATTGGTTGCTGATAAAGTTGCTTTTGATGTTCCTGTGTAAGTCCAACCATCGTTTGTTCCAGTTGGTTCATCTGCTGCTACAAGTGCATTCCAAAGAGCTTCTTCTACAACATGATGTTCTCCATCAGTATCTGTAGTTTTTCCTGAAGTCCCTCTTGTACCCCCTGAAGAAGCAAATAGTCTAATAAATGTTGAGAAAGACCACTCTGCAGGCGCATAAGAATCTGTAAACATTTGTCTAGTTCTTCTACTTACTCCTGAAGAAGATGCCATCTCATTTAATGTTATTTCACTAACATTTGTTGCTTGAGAAAAACTAAAGCCATCTAACACTGGTATGTAAAAAACATCAGATGTAGGTGTTCCTCCACTATCGTTTGGTGTTACATGTACTTTGGTATCTCGCGAAAAATAAAATGTATCCGCCATTTATTTTCTCCTAATTGCTTTGAAAAGGGGTTGGCGAGACT